CTCCCCGAGGTCCACGTGGTGGATTGCCATAGGGATGGACCGGGGCCCGTGTACGATCAAGGGGTCAGTCGTCTCGGATCGCTGAGAGGTGGTCTGCGTGGCGAGTAGGCGGCAGCCTGCCTCTGCGGTTCCGGACTCGGACCGCAAGATGCTGCCTGCTGTCGTGGCGGCCCTGGCGGAGCTGGATTTGGCCCCTGAGGACGTTGGGGTTGCCCGGCTCGCGGAGGGGTACGCCCGGACGATCGATCAGGCTGCGGCGATCGCTGCGGCGGCTCAGCGGATCCCGTTCGACCCGGACACCGCGGACGAGGTTCGTCGGCTCGCGGCTCGTGTGAGCGCCCACGCCACGATGGCGGATCTGGGTCCGAAGCTGCTGGCTGCGCTGGAATCTCTGGGGGGTTCGCCGAAAGCTCGTGCGGCTGCCGGGAAGTCGGCGGGGAAGCCGGCGGCGCCTCGTGCGTCGTCGCCTCTGGCGCAGCTGCGTAAGGCGGCGGGGTGACGACCACGTTGGGCGCCCCGCCGATGCCCACGTTGATGGGCTACGAGGCGCCGCGGCTGTGGACTCGCCCGCTCCGTGAGTTGACGCCGGAGACGACGCTGGGGTTCCAGGCCGTCGAGTTCGCCGAGGGCGTACTGGGGCTGACGCTGCTGCCGTGGCAACGGTGGTGGCTGTTGCACGCTCTGGAGCTGCGCCCGGATGGCGGGTTCCGGTTCCGCACGATCTTGACGTGCGTGGCGCGACAGAACGGAAAAACTCACCTCCTGAAGATCGTGTCCCTGTTCTTCATGTTCATGGGGCGCGCCCGGCTGATCCTGGGGGCTGCGCAGTCCCTGGACATCGCCAAGGAGGCGTGGCAGGGCGCTGTGGACCTCGCTCGGGACCGCGACGACCTGAACGACGAGATCGAGACGGTCCGCTACGCCAACGGCGAGCAGGAGCTCCGTCTCGTCGGGGGTGCCCGTTACCGGATCGCTGCGACGCACCGCGCGGCCGGCCGTGGGTTGAGCGTGGACCTGCTGATCCTGGACGAGCTGCGGGAGCATCGGGACTGGCTGGCTTGGGGTGCTTTGTCGAAAACGACGACGGCCAGGCCGAACGCGCTGATCGTGGGCATCTCGAACGCCGGTGACGACGAGAGCGTGGTGTTGAACGCGCTGCGGTCCACCGCGTTGTCGGAGCAGGACTCGACGATGGCGTTGTTCGAGTGGTCCGCGCCGGATGGCTGCGAGCTGGACGATGTGGATGCCTGGGCGGCGGCGAATCCGGGGTTGGGTCGCACGATCAGTGAGGCGGCGATCCGGTCGGCGATGTCGACGGACCCGGCGGCGGTGTTCCGCACGGAGACGTTGTGCATGCGGGTCGACGCCCTCGACGCCGCTGTTGATCCGGGCGCTTGGGCTGCCTGCTCGGACCCTTCCGGGTCGCTGGCGTCCGCTCGGGAGCGTGTGGCCGTCTGCGTGGACGTCAGCCCCGATTCCGCCCACATCACGCTCGCTGGTGCCGCGCAGCTCGACGACGGCCGGTACCGGGTCGAGGTGCTCGCGGCGTGGAAGTCCACCGAGCAGGCGCGGACGGAACTGCCATCGCTGCTCGAGCGCATCAAGCCTGCCGCGGTCGCATGGTTCCCATCCGGCCCTGCTGCCGCGATCGCCGCCGACCTCCGCCCCTTGGACGCGGTGGAGATCAAGGGCGCCGAGGTGATGGAGGCGTGCCAGGAGTTCGCCGACCTGGTTGCGGCCCGCAGGATCGTTCACTCCTCCGACCCGCTGCTGGACGCCCACATCGCGGGCTCTCAGAAGCTCCGCACGGGCGAGGGGTGGCGGTTCCAGCGTCGCGGTGCAGGCCACTGCGACGCCAGTTACGCCGCATCCGGCGCAGTCCACACCGCGCGGACGCTCCCCCCGCCGGTCAAGAAGCCGAAATCGAGGATCTTCGTATGAGCGTGCTGCGTGCTGCCTATGTGTCGGGCCAGGTGGTCGGCTTCCTGGCCGTGCTCGCCGCGGTGTTCCTGCTGCTGCCGTTCCCGGTGTCACTGATGGTCGACGGGGCCCTGGTGTTCCTGGTGTCCATCGCGATTGAGGTCCTCACGGACCGATCTGCGCGGCCCTCAGTTGCCCGTAGCGCCGCGAACGCGAAGGGGGCGTCGTGATGGGACTCGGGAAGCTGTTCAACCGGAACCTGCAGTACGACGTCACCGACACCAAGACGGGCTTGTCCGAGACGTTCACCGTCTTCACCGACGGTGGCGGTCTGTGGGCGGATTGGTCGTGCGGCGCCTACCAGGGCGGCATGGGGATCCCTGCGGCGTGGCGAGCGTCGATCCTGCTGTCCGACCTCATCGGTTCCGTTCCGTGGCGCGCCTACCGGGACCGCGCCGGCCGGCCGGTGGAGCTGATCACCCCGACGCCGCCGTTGCTGTCGCAGCCCGCGCCGCCCGACAACCGCATGACCACGTTCTCGTCGTGGGCGCTTGACCTGATCTGGGCGGGGAACGCGATCGGTGTCATCGCGGAGCGTTCCCGCGATGGCTGGCCGACGGCGGTCCTGCCGGTTCGTGCCGACTATGTGCAGGTCCGGCGGGTTGGCCGCGCCGACTCTGGCGAGTACGGCATCCCGGTCGGTTCGGTGGCGTACGAGATCGGCGGGCGCACCTACTCGGCGGACCAGATCCTGCACATCAAGGGCCCGTGCGCGCCGGGCGAGCTGCGCGGGCAAGGTGTGCTGGAGAACCACCTGCGGGGCGCCCTGGGGCTCTCCAAGGAGCTGGACCGGCAGGCCGGGTCGATCGGGTCGAACGGTGTCCCGACGGGCGTCCTGAAGTCCACGGACCCCGACTTGGACGAGACCACCGCCGGCGAGTTGAAGACGGGGTGGCTCAGGTCGCAGCGGGAACGCACCATCGCGGTGTTGAACGAGACCACCTCGTTCGAGCCGATCGCATGGAACCCCACGGACATGCAGCTGGTGGAGGCCCGCAGGTTCTCCCTCACTGACATGGCGCTCATCTTCGGCCTGCCGTCGTCGTTCCTCGGCGCCGACCAGGCATCCCGCACGTACAGCAACGTGCAGGAAGAGGCCATCAACCTCATCAAGTTCAGCCTGGGTGGCCACCTCGCCCGCTTCGAGCAGGCCCTGACGCAGCTGCTGCCGCGCGGGACGTGGGTCAAGGCGAACCTGGACTCGATCCTGCGTAGCGACACGAAGACCCGCTACGAGGCGCACGCCATCGCGCTCGGCTCGAAGTTCCTCACCGTCGACGAGGTGCGGGAACTCGAAGACCGACCGCCCCTGACCCCGGCTCAGCGGGAAGAGCTCACCCCCGTTGCCTCTGTGCCCGCTGAGCTGGGACCCACCGCCGAGGAGGAGCGCGCGTTCCGCGCGGGAGGCCCCGGGAACACCGCTGTCCTGCACAAATATTGGGTGCTCGGCAAGGGCCGTGCGCGCTGGACCCTCGATCCGTTCCCACTGCTCGCCCTGTTCAACGGCCTGCGGAAGTACATGCCCGACGCGAAGGCGAAGTGGACCGCGCTGGCGTGGTTCGAGGAAGGCATGGGGCGCTCCCCGGTCACCGCTGATGGTGACCTGCCCGAATTTCCTGTTGAAGGAGACAAGAAATGACGACACGCACACGGAAGGCGAAGCCGGTCGAGGCTGACGTTGAGGTGTCGGCCTCGGTCGATGCGTCCGCTTCGGTCTCGTCGGAGCTGGCACGGTGCAACGTGCCGGGCTGCGACGAGCACCCCGAGCACCGGGGGTTGTGCTCGGCGCACCGGCAGACCCACCGCGGCCTCGCGGACCCGAAGGGCGACGACCGTGGATGACCTGGTCCGCACTTTCCGCCCTGACCTTGAGATTCGGGCGGCCAGCAAGGGCGGCGACGGCCGCACCGTCGAGGGCATTGCTGTCCCGTACGGGGTCGAGCAGCGCATCGACGACACCCTCGTTGAGCAGTTCGCTCGCGGTGCGTTCAACGCGCAGCTGTCGGCGCCGCACCGGGTGCACTTCACCCGGGACCACATGGCGTACGGCGGCTCCGTCATCGGCAAGGCTGTCGAGTTCCGCGACGACTCCGCCGGCCTGTGGGCGTCGTTCCGGGTGTCGAAGACAGCGACGGGGGACGAGACCCTCGAGCTGCTCCGCGACGGCGTCCTGGACGAGCTGAGCGTGGGCTTCCGTACCCGCCAGGATCGGCGTCTCCCGAACGGCACGATCGAGCGGGTCCGCGCGCACCTCGTCGAGGTGTCGGTGGTCCTGGAGGGCGCGTACGGACGCGGCGCGCTGGTGTCCGCGGTCCGCGACTCGCAGCGGTTCCAGGACGCCTTGGAAGTCACCCAGGCCAACTGCACCTGCGGCGCCGCCTCTCGCGCAGCCCGCGCGGCGCAGATCCTCGCCGGCCTTCCCGTTCTTCCCGCAGCCTCATAGCTTTAGGGCATCGATTTGGTAAGATCGATGCAGATGTAGCAATTGTGCGATGCCGACACCCCGGTACCGCGTGGTTCGACACCTCGGCCCCTCACTCGACGCCGACACCCCGAACCGCAGGTAGGCGACACCCCGGTCTCTCGCGGAGAAGTCCCCATTCCTCCGTATGACCGGGAGCACCTACCCGCCATGAACCCATACCTCCAGGCGCAGCGCGCGAAGTACGACGCGCTCCGCTCCAGCATCGAGGGTCTCCAGACCCGCGCCGTTGCCGAGAAGCGCGACCTCACCGAGGACGAGCTCCGTTCGGTCACCGAGCAGGCCGCCGCCGCGAAGTCGCTGGCCGAGACCATCGAGTCCCTGACCGAGGTCGAGAGCCGCAACGCGAAGGTCGCTGCGCTCGCCGACACGGTCGCGACCGCCACCGACGAGACCCGCGGCGCTGTCCGCGTCTCCGGCACGACCGTGAAGGACCGCGACCCGGGGCACTACCGCAAGGGCGCCGGCCGCTCGTACTTCGGTGACCTCTTCGCCGCTCGCTCGCAGCGCAACGAGGACGCGATGCAGCGCCTCGTGGAGCACAACCGCGCACTGGACATGGCCGGTGAGGGCCCGGGTGTCATCCCGCCCGTGTGGATGACCTCGGAGTTCGCCGAGATCGCCCGCCAGCAGCGTCGGGTGGCGTCCGCGGTGCGGAACATCCCGATCACCTCCGCGGCGGCCATCTCGATGCCCCGCCAGTCGGCCGGTTCGGGCACCGTCGCGGTGCAGGCGGCCGAGGGTGACGCGGCTGGGTTCACCGATGGCTGGGACTCGGCGGTCACCACCGTCAGCCCGTCGACGGTCCTCGGTGGCCAGAAGGTCACCCGCCAGCTCCTCGACGCTGCGAACCCCGCGGTGGACGAGCTGATCTGGTCCGACCTGGTCGGCGAGTACAACACCAAGATCGAGGCCCTGGTGGTCACCGCGATGATCGCCGCCGCTGGCTCGGCCACGGTCACGTACGCCACCGAGGCTCTCTACGCAGATGGCCTTGACCCGCTGGACGCCACGTACATCGGTGACGCGATCCTCGACACCGCGATCGCGGTGCGGAACGGCCGGAAGCTCCCGGCCGACATCCTGGTCTCCAGCGTGACCCGCTACGGCTCGCTGCTGAAGATCAAGGACAGCACCGGCCGGCCGCTGATCCCCGCCGACTCGGGTGGCCTGATGAACGTCATCGGTCGCGGTGAGGTCGCTGTCGACGGTCGCGTTCACGGCCTGGGCGTCCTCGCGTCCGACGGCGTCGGCCAGTACCCGGAGTCGATCCTGGTGGCCCGCGCGAACGACACGATCCTCTTCGAGTCGCCCACCCTGAGGTTCAGGTACGACGAGCCTGACGGCCCGTCGGTGATCCGTCTCGGTGTGTGGGGCTACGCCGCCGTGCACGTCAAGTACACGGCCAGCGTCGAGCGCATCGTGATCACGGCGGCCTCCTGATGGCTTTCCGTGTCGAGACCACGACGGTCACCACCACCCCAACTCGCGTGTTCCTGGGCGTGGCTGGCGATCTCGAGGTGTCCGTCCGCACGACATCGACCGTGGAAGTGGGCGGTGATTCGTCGCTCGCGACGAGCATGACCCTCGGTCCGGCGAGCGGCGCGAACGGCCAATGGTTCCGGTTCAACGTTCGCCCCGGCGACGAGGTGTGGGCGGTCTCCACCAGCTCGGCGCCGGTCGACGTTCTCGTGAGGAGTGCCTGATGCCCCGCAGGACGCACAAGAGGATCGACACCGACAAGCTCGCCGTCGGTTCGGCCGCGCCGGTCACCACGCAGGCAGCCATCACCGCTCCCACGGGCGGTTCGACCATCGACGCGGAGGCGCGCACAGCGATCAACCTGCTGATCACGCGCCTTGAGGCGTTCGGTCTGGTGGTTCCGAACTGATGTCCTGGCCACCGTCGCTGGACGAGCTGAAGCTCGACGCGGGAATCCCCGATACGCGAGATGACGAGAAGCTCGACCTCGTCCTCGCGGCGGCGGTGGCGTTCGTAGAGCGGGTCCGGGGTACGTCGTTCAACTTCAACGGCGACCTCGGATCCGCTCTACCGGAACCGACCGACGACCTCACTCTGGGGACCATCCGGTTGGCTGTGCGTTGGCACCAGCGCCGCCGCTCGCCGGATGCGCTGGTGGACATGGCCGACCTCGGCACCGCTCGTGTGCCGTCGTTCGACCCTGACATCGAGCGTCTCTTGGGGATCGGCAAGTTCCGAGGCCCGGTGTTCGCATGAACGCCGTCTCGGACATGGCTGCGTCCCTCCTGGAGGCCCTCCGGGGCGTCGACGGGCTCCGGGTGTCGATGGACACCGGCGGCACTGTCAGCCCGCCTGAGGCGGTCCTGCACCCGCCGACGTTGGTGTGGGACGCCTTCGTCTCTACGCCTACGACGGCGACGTTCACGGCGTCCTTGGTGGTCGCCGCTGATGACCGCGCCATGGAGCGGCTCTGGGATCGGCTGCCTGCCGTGACCGAGGCCGTCGACACCGTCCCGGACGCGGTCGTCGTCCGCGCCACCCCCGGCACTTTCACCTCTGGCGGCGCTCAGTTGCCCGCCTACCTCTTGACGATCGAGGTATCGCTGTGAGCCTGCACAACCGTCGCCTGAAGGTCATCACCCTTGACCTGGACGGCACCAACTTCGAGTGCCAGGTCAAGTCGTGGACTCTGAACAACAACACTGATGACGGCGACAAGATCTACACCTACTGCCCGTCGGGTGAGTCCATCGAGGAAGTCGACCCGGACTACTCGCTGTCGCTGACGTTCTACTCCGACTGGACCGCCGACGGAGTCTCCGACTTCCTGTGGGCCAACGACGGCGAGGACATCACCTTCCAGCTCGACCACCACCCGGACATCGTCGGCGAGCACGTCCGGTGGACCGGCACGCTGCGGGTGAAGGCCCCCAACGTGGGTGGCGACCGCGGCGACACCGAAGAGACCGAGGTCGAGCTCCAGATCATCGGCACCCCTGTCTACTCGCGGCCTTGATCGGAGCCTGACCAATGACTCTCTCGTCCACTCTGCTCGTCGCCGTCGCGGCGAAGCTGTCGGCCACCCAGGACCTCGGTTCCGCGGTGGCGTCGATGTCCAAGCAGTACGAGGTGGCGTTGACCAGCGGCACCACCGCAGGCAAGGCCGACCTGGTGTTCCACGACACCCGCACGCTCGCCGCGTCGGGGTCCGAGGACATCGACCTCGCCGGGGTGCTGACGGACCCGCTGGGCGCAACCCTGTCGTTCGTCAAGGTCAAGGCGCTGATCGTGTCCGCAGCGGCCGGCAACACCAACAACGTGATCGTCGGCGGGGCCTCGTCCAACGGCGTCGTGTCGTGGGTTGGGGGCGCGACGCACACCGTCACGGTCCGCCCCGGCGCCACGCTCGCGCTCATCGCGGGCGCAGCCGACGCCACCGGCTACGCGGTCACCGCAGCCACCGGCGACCTGCTGAAGATCGCCAACTCCGCCGGGACCACCGGCGTCACCTACGACCTGATCGTCATCGGCACCAGCGCCTGATCGCACACAGGAGGCACAGCACCATGTTCACCTTCACCGTCCGACCCGACTCCGGCGAGGAGTTCACCGCCACGGCCACCAGCCGCGACGTCGTGAAGTGGGAGATGACCGGCAAGGGCCGGTCGGTGTCCCGCATCGCAGAGAACCCCTCGATGACCGATCTGTACGACCTCGCCCACGTGGCGGCCGTCCGGCTCGGTCTGTTCGACGGTGACGCCCGGGAGTTCCGTTCCACGGTCGACCTGGAGTTCCAGGGAGATGAGGCGCCGGACCCTACCCGGAAGGCTCGCTGACGCGGGTCTGTATCGCGCTCGCCATCCGCACCGGCATCGCACCGTCGGTGTGGGCGGCTGAGGGCGAAGAAGTGATCGTCACCGCTTTGGATCTGCTCGAAGCGGCTAAGAGCAAGACCGCGGGGCCCGGCGGCCCTCAGATGTCCGGCTGAATCTGAGGGAGGCCCCGCCGTGGCGAGGACCCGGATCAGCGTCACCGTTCGTGGCGCACGAGAGGTTGAGCGGGCGTTCTCCCGTGTCCCCGCCCAGGGCCGGGAGATCATGGCCCGCTACATCGACGAGGCAGCCGAGAAGCTCGCTAAGGCCGTGAGGGCGGCTGCGTCAGCGTCCTCACGGCAGGCGTCCCTGATGGCGCCGACGGTGAAGGCGGTCCCGGGTGGCCGGGCAACGGTGTCCGCCGGTGGCGGGATCCCCGTGGGGCGGAACCACAAGCCCGCGTTCAAGGTGCTGTTCGGTTCCGAGTTCGGCGCCCACATCTACAAGCAGTTCCGGCCGCACCTCGGCAACGGCAGCTATTGGTTCTTCCGCACCATCGAGACCGAGAAGCCCCTCCTGGACCGCGAGCTTGAGGGTATGGCGGACGAGCTTGTCCGCAGGTGGAGCGCCTGATGGCCTCTACCTCGTCCAACATCCGCGTCATCTTCGACGGTGACTCCAGTGGTCTCACCCGCGCAGCTGCTGCCGCTCGAGCGGCGGTCAGTGGGTTCGCTGGGGTCGCGAAGGGGATGGCCGGTCTCGCGGCCGGCGGTGCCGCTGTCCAGGCGGTCGTCGGTGTCGCCGCCGCTCTTCAGCAGCTAGCCCCCGCCGCGCTGCTGCTGCCCGCCGCGCTGCTGTCTGCTGGTGCCGCGTTCGCCACGCTGAAGCTCGGCATGCAGGGCGTCGGTGACGCCATCAAGTCGGGTGACATCTCCAAGCTGGCCCCGCAAGCAGGCGAGGCCGTCACCGCGATCCGCTCCCTGAAGGACGCCTTCGGCGAGATCCAGCAGAGCGTCCAGGGCGCCCTGTTCTCCGGGTTCGGCGAGCAGATCCGGGCGCTGGGCTCGGCGTACCTGCCGATCCTCAGCGAGGGCCTGACCGCCATCGCCGGGAAGTTCAACACGATGGGCCTGGCCGCCGCGAAGGCGCTGCAGGCCCCGGCCGCCCAGAACGATGTCCGTGAGGTTCTCCGGGGCACCACCGAGCTGCTGGGCAACATGCCCAACGTCATCGGGAACGTCCTGTCGGGGCTGCTCGGCATCGGCGGTGTCGGCGCCCAGTACATGGGCCGGCTGGGCACCTCGATCGAGAACGTCACGACGAAGTTCAAGACGTGGGTCGACTCCAGCGTCGAGTCCGGCCGAATCAACGAGCTGATCGACGGCGCCATCCAGGGGTTCAAGGACCTCGCGGGGATCGTCGGGAACGTCGGCTCGATCATTGGGTCGATCTTCACGGGCCTGTCGACAGGGTCGGGGCAGTCGTTCCTGGCGAACATCCGCGACACCACGGCCGCGGTCGCCGACTTCATGAAGTCCGTCGCGGCACAGGAGCCGCTGCAGGCCCTCGGCCAGACCATGGCGGCGGCCGGCATCGCGATCCGCGGCATCCTCCTTGCCGCGCTGCAGGCCCTCGGGCCGCTGATCACGGCGCTCGCACCTGGCGTGCAGGCGCTCGCCGCGGCGTTCGGTGGCGCGGTGATCGGCGCTCTCACCGCCCTAGGGCCGCCGCTCGCCCAGGTCGCCGGGGCTCTCGCCTCCGGGCTAGCGCCGATCCTGCCGGTGATCGGGCAGCTGTTCGTGGGCCTCGCTCAGGCGATCGCCCCGATCATCGCCGCCCTCGCCCCGGTGATCGCCGCGATCACCAGCGCCCTGCTCCCGGCGTTCCAGCAGCTCACCCCGGTCATCTCTGCCATCGCGATGCAGCTCGGTCAGCTCCTGGCCCAGGCCATCCAGACTCTGACCCCGATCATCGCCCCCCTGATCGACGCGATCCTGGCGATCGTGGCGGCGGTCCTGCCGCTTATCCCGCCGGTCCTCGAGGTCGCGAGTTCGCTCCTGCCCCTGCTGGGCACCGTCATTTCGTCGGTGGTGGTCCCGGCGCTGCAGCTGATCGCGAACCTGGTCCGCAACGTGGTGGCCCCGGCGATCCAGTTCCTGATCCCGATCATCCAGGGAATCCTGTCCGTCGTCGTCTCGGTGTTCAGCGGGATCATCTCGTTCCTGGCCGGGGCGATCGGCGCCGTCCTCGGCGTCCTGAACGGCCTGGCGGTCCTGCCCTCGAAGTTCAGCGAGTGGTTCGGTCAGGCCAAGGATTGGGCCACCCGCAAGTTCGATGAGCTGGTCGCCTGGGTCAGGGGCGTCCCGGACAAGATCCTCACCGCTCTCGGCGACCTCGGGAACCTCCTGGTCAACGTCGGCCGCGACATGGTCAACGGCCTGTGGAACGGCATCAAGGCAGGCTGGGACTGGCTCGTCGGCCAGGTGAAGAACCTCGCGTCATCCCTGCTGACCGCGGCCAAGTCGGCACTCGACATCAAGTCGCCGTCGAAGGCGTTCGCTGACCAGGTCGGCGCCCAGATCCCGGCCGGTGTCGCCCAGGGCATCAAGGCGAACACGGGCGTCGCGACGGACGCCGTGAAGGGGCTGGGCAGCGCGCTCGTCGACGCCGCCGCGCCTGGCATGGTCAAGTTCGGCGAGGTGTCGCAGGAGCTGTGGGACCAGCTGATCAACTCTGGTTGGACGGGCAAGGCCGGCGACGGCATGGAGGCGATCTATCGGCCGGGTGCCGACACCTCCGGCCTGGTCTCAGGGATTCCCGACCTCGTGGAGTTCGGGAAGGTTGGCGAGGACGTCTGGAACCAGCTCATCGACGCCGGGTGGAAGGGCACCCCGGGCGATGGCATGGAGGCGATCTACAAGCCGAAGGTAGACACCTCCGGCTTGGCGAAGGCCACCGACGAGATGGTCAAGTTCGGCCAGGTCGCCACCGATGTGTGGGAGAACCTGCTGTCGCAGGGGTGGATGGGTGACCCCACCGACGGTGTGGAGGCCCTGTACAAGCCGGGCACCGTCGGGAAGCGCGCCACCGGCGGCAACGTGATGGCAGGCCGGTCCTACCTCGTCGGCGAGAAGGGCCCGGAGATCGTGTCGATGGGCGGCAACGGCTACGTCACGCCGAACAGCGCGCTCGGCGGGGGCGACACCTACGTCACCGTCAAGATCGGCGACCAGGAGCTGCGCGGCCTGGTGCAGACGGAGATCCGCGAGTCCAACCGCTCCACTCGGCGGACCGCTTCCGCCGGTGCAGGTCGGAGGTACTGATGACCGCCACAGCCACCTACGACGACGACCTCTCCCGGGTCCGCATCACCGCGTCCGGCGCCGACACCGACTCGACCTATGCGCTGGTGCAGCGCGGCTACGGCGGTGCCCAGTGGGCCACGGTCCGTGGCGGGTCGGAGGCCCCCGTCCTGGCGGGGGCGATCGCAGTCCCGGTGGACGACTACGAATTCCGCGCCGGCGTCGAGATCAGCTACCGCATCCGGTTCTACGACGTCACTGACGTTCTGCTCGAGACCCAGACCGCGACCGTCACAGCGGCGATGGATCGGATCTGGCTGAAGTTCATCGCCCGCCCGGTCCTCAACCGCCCGGTGACCGTCACCGACTGGGGCGACATCACCCGCACCTCCCGCAACGGCATCTTCGACGTGATCGGCCGGGCAGTCCCGGTGGCCATCACGGACGTGCATTCGTCGCGCAGGTTCCCTCTGCAGGTGCGGACCTCGACGCTCGCCGAGGCGGACTCGCTGGACCTGGCGTGCTCGGCCGGCGCCCCGATCTACCTGCATGCCCCGGACGGTTGCGGCCTCCCCACGATCCACGCCGTCATCGGCGACTACTCCCAGGCGCGCCCGTCGCGTCGGTCACTGGCCCGCGTGTTCGACCTGGACCTGATCGAAGTCGCCGCGCCTGGCCCGGACGTTGTCGGTGCCGCGGTCACCTGGCAGACCCTGCTGGACGACAACGACGACTGGCAAGCCGTCCTGGACGCCTACAACTCCTGGGTCGGCGTCGGCTTCGGCGAGCTCGGAGTCTGACGATGATTCCGGTAACCGCCAGGTTCCTCAGCACGGTCCGTGGATCGCACCGCATGTTGGTCCGGGTCCGGGTCCTCACGACTTACCAGGAGGGCACCGACCCGACCGGGACGTTGATCCCCGTCCTCGCCGGCAACGTCCAGGTCGACTCCACCGCCGACGTCTGGTCCACGCTCGACCTGACCACCTACGGCGAGTGGGGCGACCTGATCACGCCCTACGGGAACGAGCTGTTCGTCGAGCGCGGCATCGACTACGGCAACGGAGACAAGGAGTGGGTACCGCTCGGGTACTTCCGCATCGACACCGTCGAGCAGGAACAGGCCCCCGGCGGCACCATCCGAGTGACCGCGTCGGATCGCATGGCCCAGGTCATCGACCAGCGGCTCCCGTTCCCGGTCCAGTACCCGGCCGGCACCTCGCACGAGGATGCGTTCGACGACCTCATTGTGTCCGGTGACACGGCCCCGTTCCCGGACGCGACCGTCGAGTTCGACTACGACGCCTCCGCGTCGACGTTCGGGGCGTCGCACCTGACCGAGGATTCCCGCTACGACTTCCTGCGGGACACGATCACCCCCGACGGCAAGCTGATGCACTGGGACCACCGCGGCGTTCTCGTGGTCCGCGCCAAGGCCGCGATGAGCTACGTCGTCCCGTTGGACAGCGGCGATGACGGGGTCGTCATCTCGCTGCGGCGGGACCTCGGCCGCGACGGCTACTACAACGGGGTCGCAGCTACCGGCGAGTCCACTGACCCGGACACGCCACCACCGTTCGCGCTCATCACCAACGACGCCCTGCTGGACCCGCTCCGGTGGGGCGGCCGGTTCGGGAAGATCCCGCGGTACTACACCTCCAGCTTCATCACTACGACGGAGCAGGCGGAGAGGGCGGCGGAGTCGATCCTCGCCGACTACACCGGCCTGCCCTACTCGGTGGACCTGACAACCGTCCCGAACCCGGCCCTGCAGCCCGGCGACATCATCCGGGTCACACTCCCCGGCGGGTTCGTCGAGGACCATGTGATCGAGAGCCTCTCGATCCCCCTCAATCCGGCCGATGCGCTCACCGTGCAGACCCGCGCCAAGTCTTCCGAAGACATCATCCTCGCCGGGTTCGGGCTGAGCCCGTTCGGCATCGCCCCGTTCGGGAGTTAGCCATGGCCCTCGCCCACTCAGACGACCTGGCGTCGCTGCTCACCCCCGCGCCACCGCCGGCGGTCTCTGCCGTCCAAGGGTTCATGACCGCCTGGAACGGCACCACCTACGCCAACACGGTCACGGTCGGAGACGCGGTGCTGACCAACCTGCCAGTGGTGTCGACGGCGACGCCGGCGTCGCTGGGGGTGGACACGCTCGTCCTGCTGCTCCGGGTGCGGAACACCTACTACATCCTCGGCGCGGTCACACATCCGTGATCGGCGAAACGAGCTGAAGGGAAGGTAGCCATGCCGATCACGAACCCGGCAATCGGCTCGACCGACTGGGGCGGCCCGGTCAACGACACCATCGACCGCGTCAACGAACTCGAAGGCATCGAGACAACGATCGCCGCGAAGCAGCCGTTGGACTCGGACCTCACGGCCGTGGCCGCGTTGACGCCCAGCAACGATGACGTGCTGCAGCGGAAGTCGGGGGCGTGGACGAACCGGACCATCGCGCAGCTGAAGACGGACCTGAGCTTGCAGCCGCTCGACCAGGATCTGACGGATATCGCGGCGCTGTCCCCGACGAATAACGACTTCATGCAGCGGAAGTCGGGAGCCTGGACGAACCGGACGCCGGCGCAGGCACTGACCGACCTCGCAGCGGCTCCTCTGGCGTCTCCGACGTTCACGGGCACCGTGACTACCCCCCGCCTGATCAACCCGCCTGTGACGCTTACAGACGCCGCCACGATCGCCGTAGACGCCTCACTGGGGAACTTCTACAGGGTCACCCTGGGCGGGAACCGCACTCTCGGTGCCCCGACGAACCCAACCGACGGCCAGAAGATCCTCATCGAGGTTCTGCAGGACGGCACCGGGTCGCGGACGCTGGCCTACAACGCGATCTACGGATTCGGTACCGACGTGACCTCGCCGACGCTGTCGACCGGCATCGGCAAGCGCGACTACCTGGGGTTCATCTACAACTCCACCGCCACCAAGTGGTTCTGCCTCGCCGTGGCCAAGGGGTACTGAGATGGCGTTCCCAGTCCCGACCGTGGGGAGCAGCTCGGCGGGGAGCAACCCGATCACGATCCCAGCCCGGACCGCGGGCGACCTGATCGTCCTCCTCATGGCCGCAGGTTCCACCATCGCTTCGAACCCGAACGCGAAGTTCTCGTCTGTCGCCGCAGTGGACGGGGTCTCCTGGAACTTGATCGGCCACCTCACCGGAGCTGCAACCTTCACCGACTACGTCAGCGCCTACTACCTCTTCGCTGGGTCCACGGCAGCGAGTTCAACCATCGCTGTCGGCAACGGCACGAGCTGGTACCTCGAGCAGTCGGCGTATGCCGTGGTGGTCACCGGCGCTCACGCATCGACCCCGCCTGAATGGGCCGCCATCGCCGGGCTTGACCCGCCCAACCTCGACCCCGTCGGGTGGGGAACCGAGGACACGCTGTGGCTGGCTCATATGGCCAACTTCAGTGGCACACCGGCCGGCCCGTCCGGGTTCACCAACATTGGTTCTGGCGCGAACGGCCGGCTTGGCTACCTGAACAGCGCCACGTCGTCACTGAACCCCAGCGCGTTCACCGGCGGCAGCGCGGGCAGCGTCTCGACGATCGCAATCCGGCCGGCGGCAGTCGCCGCGTCCAACCCGAGCCGCATGCTCCAGTTCTTCTGAGGAGAACCCCGATGCCCACCACCCCGAACTACAACTTCCCGTACCCCAACCTCTCCGACGCCCCGAACGGACCCGCCGCACTGGAGGACCTCGCCGAGGCCGCCGACACCGCGCTGGCAGCCGTGGAGCTCGCAGCCATTCCGAAGACGTTGGTTAACGCCAAGGGCGACCTCATCGCCGCCACCGGATCGGACGCAGTAGCCCGCCTGCCGGTCGGCACCAACGGACAGTCCCTGGTCGCGGACAGCGGCGAGTCGGTGGGACTGAAGTGGGTCAGCCTGTCTCCAGCTGCAAGCGAGGTCGTCGTCGCCACCTTGGAAGGCACGGCCTCAGCGACCTACACGGACCTAGCGACCGGCGGCCCTGCTGTCACGCTGACCGTCGGTCCCATCGGGATCGCCATCGTCAGCTTCCGCGCCTGGGTGGTCACCGGATCGTCGGCGAACCAGGGGCGGATGTCGTTCGCAGTCTCGGGCGCCAACACGGTCGCCGCCGCCGACGCCAACTCGATCTACCTGCCGGGGGCTCAGAGTCTCCAGTTTGGCACCTCTGTGGTGCTGTCGGGTCTCACGCCAGGGTCGACGACGTTCACCGCGAAGTACCGGAGCGCGGGCTCAGGTTCCCCGACCTGGGCCGACCGAGCCATCGGTGTCGTCACGTTCTAACTCGCTCGCCAGGGTGCAGTGAGGGGGATCCGTGCTGTGGCCGACGATGGACCCCCTGAACCTGCCCGACCTGGCGCTGCTCGCCGTGCTGGTGCTCCTTGGGATCGTGCTGTGGCCTGACAGGGACGACTAGAACGCAGACAGCAGCGCCCGGCCTCCGCGTTGAAGGCCGGGCACTGTGGTGGGCAGGGTCAGCGAGTCGCCTGCTCGATCCAGGCGAGAGCCCCGCCCAGACAGACAGACAGCACACCGCCCAGGACGACGAGCGTGACCAGGACGGGCCGCTCGATCATCCAGTACCAGGTGATCGCGACCGACCCGAAGGCGTCGTTGAGGATGGCGCTCACCGCCCGCTCCGTCCGTGCTGGTGCCGCACGTAGCCGAGGCCGGGTGTGTCGAACGTGGACGTCCTGCGGGTGACGTTGTAGTTGTAGCGCCACACCTTCACGCCCCAGCTGCTGAACCCGGACTGGGTGAACGTGAAGTAGAGCGGCCAGAACCTGAGGGTCTTCCGGGCCAGGAACTTCATCGGGTCACTCCGTCCAATCTGCGGGGGTGACCCCGAGGAAGTCGCCGGGCAGGGTTTCGTCGTCGACGCGGACGAGGTTGCCCTCCAGGTTCAGCACGAGCGCGACCCCGGCGGCGTTGTTGACGCCGATGGCGACGACGGGGCGGGTCACCATGCCCTTGTCGCCGGTGTCGTAGCTGGCCACGTAGGCGCCTGAGGTTGGGATGGTGGTGGCGGTGACGTTCACGTTGGTCGGGCGGATGCTCATGCTGCGATCCCTCGGGTGTTTCGGTGCGGTGTCTGGGCCATGATTGAGTTGAGTTGCTGGAGCCCGCGGGAGCGCCGGTCGATGTCGTCGGCGGTGGCGGTGGCCAGTTCGAGGGCCTCGCCCCACAGGCGGCGGAGCACCAGCTCGAACACCTGCACTCTCACCGTCCGGGGGGTGGCGGGGTGCATGGGGGGAACGGACAGGAGTCGGT